GTAAACATTGCGTAGCGTCCAGCGTCTAAGCCTTCAGCAGTGAATGCATCTTGTAGGTCTTGTGCAATGATTCCAAAGTGGATACGAGCATCGTCACCGTTTTCTTCTACACTGCTAATCCATCTGAACTTACGCAGTAGACCTTTAGCTGCTACAGCAACACGCTGCTCTGCATCAGACAGTGCTTCAATGTCTTGCTTTTCGTTGCGGTCAGAAGTTTGAATGGTGCCGTTGGTGGCGTAGATGTCATCAAAGCGGAAAGCAGCGCGACCTAAATCTATTGCGTCATCTCTTTGATTCCCGTTAGTAGAACAAGGAGAAATAGCATCTGCAGCGTCAACAAAGCGCAGACCCGTATCACTTGTGCCAATCATAATATCGCTGCCACTTACAGATACAATACTACCTACGGTTGAGCCGTCTTTAGCAAATAAAGCTATATCACCGTCAGAGCTTAATCGGTTGAAATACCCTACATAACCTCCGTCACGTACAGCATCAAAACGACCATTAGAACCTATAAGCATACCTGCTGTGCTTGAAGATGTTACAGTTTTCCCCACTATCAAGTTGCCGCTTGAATCTATGACTGCTCTAGTGCTGCCATTTGTTCCGAATTTAATGTTGTACGCGCCATTTCTGGCAATTACCAAATCATTTGCAGATGAACCGTTGAGCAATGCTCCATTACTAGTGGCAATGCCAATGTCTACGGTATTTGTGCCGTTATCTAAGCGCAAAGCTGGGTTGCTTGTGCCGTACAAATGCGCCAAGCGACTAGGCGAACTAGTACCAATACCCACGCCAGTACTATCAATAATCATACGCTCAGTACCAGCGGTATCAAAGCGTATCTTGTCTTCATCACTGGACTCTTCTACTTGTACTTTGGTATCACCATCAGCATCCTGTAGAATAGAAGCAGTATTAATTGTAGTAGTGTTAAGTGTAATAGCTTCTACAGCAGAACCAGTAGGAGGTGCAGTAGAGAATGTTAAAGTAGTACCAGAGACACTATAGGTGCTTTTGTGTTGAGTTACGCCGTCAATAGTTACAAAGGTAGCGTTCTCATTAACAGGAGCATTAGTAAGCGCAAGTGTGGTATCAGAACCATCACCTGTCATTGTGTCAATACTAGGCGCTACTCCGCCACCACCGCCAGCAATAGCTCCCCAAGCGTCTGTGTAGCCTTCAAATCCACCTGTAGTGCTATTGTATCTAAAGTATCCAGCAGCAGGACTTCCCGGCCTTTGTGCAGTAGTACCTACAGGTACGTGCATAGCGTCTGTGGCTGAACCAATGTCTAAGGTTACATCAGGAGATGCGTTAAGGATACCTACACGATTGTTAGTAGAGTCTACCTTCAGTGTGTTTGTATCTACAGTGACATCACCAGAGACTGTTAAGCTGCTAAGTGTGCCTACGCTTGTAATGTTAGTCTGTGCAGCAGTACCCAGAGTACCTGTAATAGCACCAGAGGCTCCTAAAGTAGTAAAGTTACCAGCAGCAGCGGATGAGCCACCAATGACAGTACCGTCTATAGCTCCACCATTGATGTCAGCAGTAGGTATAGTAGTAGTGCCTGTGAATGTAGCTCCAGCAATTGGAGCCTTAGCATCCAACTGTGTCTGTACATTAGAAGTAACACCATCAACGTAGTTTAGTTCTGCTGTGGTAGCAGTAACTCCATCCAGCAGGTTTAGTTCTGCTGTAGTGGCAGTCACACCATCAAGAATGTTTAGCTCTGCTGTTGTGCTGGTAACTCCGTCTAGGATATTTAGTTCAGCAGTAGTGCTTGTCACACCATCTAGGATATTAAGTTCAGCAGCAGTAGAAGTAACACCGTCAAGAATGTTAAGTTCTGCTGCGGTAGACGTTACGCCATCAAGTATGTTTAACTCAGCAGTAGTGCTGGTGATACCGTCCAGTACATTTAACTCTGCTGTAGTTACTGTAGCACCGTCCAGAATTTCTAGTTCTGCTTCAGTGATCGTAGCGGAGCCAATAGTAAACGAAGTACCAATAGTAGGTGTGTTAAGCGTAGGTGACGTAAGAGTCTTATTGGTTAACGTCTGTGTGCCTGCTAGAGTAGCTACAGTAGCATCAATAGCTAGAGTAACTCCAGTACCTGAAGCAGTAGAGTCAATACCTGTGCCACCTAAGATACCTAGAGACTCAGAGTCCAAGTCAATGTCAATGCTTGTGGAGCCATCAGTTACATCAAGATCCTGTGCAGTAACCTGTGAGTCTACGTATGCCTTGACTGACTGTTGTGTAGGCACAAGGGATGCACTGTCGGATGACATATTGTCTTCATCAACCCATCCTGTAATGCTAAGGGTACCATCCGACAAAGTTTCAAATACAGTTGTACCTGTAAGTGCAGCATTGTTAGAGTTTGCTTTAGTTGCTGATGCAGTTGCAATGTTATTGAACTCTGTGTCAATCTCAGTGCCTTTGACAATCTTAGCAGCGTTACCTGAAGGTAGTGAGTCCTTTGCTGCAAAGTTTGTAGTCTTAGTATAATTACTCATTAAATTGTTCTACCTATGAATGCTTCAATGTTTACATCTTGTATTGAAAATGACTTGTCATTAATTGTGGCATCTAAACCAATAGTTACTACTCTGCCAGATCCAGTAGCTTTAGTTGTTGCTTTGTTTACAATGATAGACGCATTGTACTGCGAGGTTGCTACGTTGTACTCAGAGATACCGTACTCTGCAATAGACGCATCGTCTACTGTTAACAGTTGTTTGGTGTATCCTTCAGTATAATCGTAACCCCAGTTTAACAATAGGTCTGTGCCTTGACCACCTACAATAGTAAATGTTATTTCTTTTAGAATCTTTAGCTTACTAGCGTCACCAAACGAAAGAGCATTGGTGTAGTACTTCATTGTGTAAGTAGAAGTATCGTCTAGGAAACCAGAGTATTCATTGATACCTTTAGAGTTACCAAAGTAAACTTCATTGTTGTCCGTAGTTGTAGCGCACAGGATACCAGTAAACGGCCATGTAGTTACCCTACTAGCTCCATTCTCTAGCTTACCACGCATGTCAAAGCAGAACACAAGGTTGTTAACTTCAGGTAAGATTAGCAGATAAAAAGCATTCTCTTCGCTGTAGACTGACTTAATGTTACCTGTCTCTACTGCTGCTGCCTGTACTAAGTCATCACGTACATTTACAGATACGTCACCAATAGGGTTAGACTTTTCTTGTATGACTCTACCCAAGCTACGGACACCAGAGTCAGACAAGAATATAAGGTCTGATCCTGTAGACTGTACGCTGTCTCTAGCAATACAGCCAATGTTAGTAATAACATCAGCTAGTACCATGCTAGACGGTGAACCAGCACCAGAGTACAGGATAATACTACGCTTACCAAAGATAACTAAGAAGTCATTAAACTCAGATAACGCTACAATCTCATCATGACCTGTAGGCCATACAGTTGTAATATCTAAGGAACCTGAAGAACCTCCTGTCCACGCATGACCAGACAATAAGTCAGACCAGTAAACAGTATGCTTGTTACCAGTAACGTCAGCAGCCCACACACGACCAAAGGCTGCTAGAGCTTCATTGGCTTGTGGTGGTGTACCTGTAGCGTGGCTGTGAGAGCTAAAGGCTTCTAATGTACCGCTGCCACCGTGGTCAGTATAAATTAACGGCTCGTGACCACGCTGCCAAAAGTAAGCATGGTCGTTAAAGTTTATGATCTTCCAGTTGTTAGCACTAACTGTATAGCTACCGGGAGTAACATCAGTAAGTGTAGTCGTACCAGTAAACACTTTGTTGTTACCGGCGGAAAACACTACTTTGTCACCGCTGTGATCTACGTGCTCAAAGATAGACTCAATACCATCACTAGATCCTAAAGGTGTAGCACTGGTCGTTAGTTTCTTCAGACCTTTACGCGCACCAATACGACCAAACTTGTCTATCACCATGTTCTCAGCAATAGCAGCAAAGGTAGCATCCTGAGCTACAGGAGAGTCTTGAGTGTTAACACCCTTAAATCCCGGAGCAGCAATGTATATGTGTTCTCTGTTCTGAGCCATTAGGGAGTAGTCCAGATAAACTCTTCAGGATTCTTATAGGCATCTAAAGCAATAGCATCAGATAGGTGTCTGTCTGCAATCAAGAAGTAATCCTGTGCTGTAGTTCCACCAGTTTCACCACGCTCTCTAGCCAACAAAGCTACAGCGTTGTGTACTATAGCGTTCTTAGGTAAGACTGTAGTGTCTGTATCTAAAGACAGTTCATCTTCTCTAGCAATTAAATCAAAGCGTAAGTTAAAGACACCTGATGGTTTAGGGTACACTCTTACTTTAGTATCACTATTGCTGTCAATACCGCTAAAGGTATATGAGTCAGGACTACCAGTTACTTCACCAGAAATGTAATAAGCATTGTTAAACCAGTTAGGTGTCTGATAGTGCATAAAGAAGTTTGATGTGTCGTTAATGACACTATATATTCTAACACGTTCTCCAGCGTTTGTCAAGCTATATTCTGTAGTATTTTCTACAGTAGGCACTACAATAGTTGTACGTAATGTAGACCACTGGTGAGAATCTTCTACAATTTGCTTTGCGTCGTTAACAAAGTCACCTACCATCTTGCTGTAGGTGTTCTGTGTAATTGTGGATACTTCTTCTTCTCGTAGCCTACGTAGTACCTCGTTGACTATGCTTAAATAACTGGTACTCATCTAATTCCTCTAAATAAACCCTGAAATACAGGGGCTTGGTAAGTTCCTAACTGTAGCGTTGGCTCTAAAATCTGAGGACGCTGGAAACCGTAAAGATAGTCTGAGAACATAGATGTCCCAATACCCCCTGCTCCACCAATACCTAAACTTTCTCCTGCACCTGAGCCTCTACCTGTTCCATCACCGTCACCAGTGCCTTCTCCTGTTCCAGTTCCTTCTCCTGTGCCTTCACCTTCTCCAGTGCCATCTCCTGCACCTTCAGCGTCACCGGCATCACCAGCGCCTCCACCGGCATCAGTGCCGTCTCCAGCAGTGTCATCACCACCTTCTTGACCCGAAGCTCCGTCACCTTCAGTACCACTACCGTCATCAGTACCGCCACTAGCGCCGCCTTCAGCGCCAGTACCTTCAGCACCTCCAGTGCTTATAGGTTCTTCAACGCCTCCTGTTGATCCCCCACCTATAGTATCAGGAGCAGTAGTAGTATCATCAGTAGTATCTTCAAGGATACTTGTAGTCTCTGTGGTTGTAGGCTGAGTTGTTTCTGTAACAGGAGCAGTAGTAGCTACAGGAGTTATTGGAGATGTTGAAGTGTCAACACCGGCAACCGCAGCAGCAGTATTTAGTACATCTCCAAATAAACTGGAGGTAACTGATCCCGGTGCAGTGTAATCAACAGAAGGAGTTACACTTACTGAACCAGAAGTAGTTGTTGTAGCGCCTCCTGCTAAACCAGTGCCACCTAATGCTCCACCGCCTCCTCCTGAAGGAGCTTGCTCAACCTGTAAGTAACTCTGGTCAACTACGGGTCTTTGCTCTGATAGTAAAGTTTCTAAGTCTGCTTCAATAGTATTTGTAGATCCGGGAAACTGTTGAGTAGTTAATTCTATAGTTACTCCTGTTTCAGGATTAGTATACTCTAGTCTACCTCCTGAAGTAAGAACTACATCGTCTACAGGTATGGGCGTACCGTCAACTATTAAATTTCCTGTTGCTGTATCTATTCTTTCTATATTAGCAACAGTGCGTAAAGTTTCAGGAGTAGTGCTTAAAGGAGCAACGCCTGCGGTGGACAACATCCCTGTAAACTCTCCTGCTTTTGGAGCAGCCCATCCTAAGTTTGTTAAAAATGCTTCTTGAGTGGTTGTAGCTAATCCTAAGTCAGCTAGTACAGGATTTCCTCTTGAAGCTAAATAAGCTCCCATGCTAAAATTAGGAGAATTAAATGTTTCTATACCTACTTCTGAAATTACTTGGTCTAAAGTACGGTCAAAAGCTGCTTGCTGAACGTCTGTTAATACCTTACCAAAGTTTTCACTTCCCTCTACAGCATATCCCGGTAAACCTATGTTACCATCGTCTAAAATAGAAGCGCCTACATTTGAAACTTCTTCAGAAACTTTAGCTATCGTATCGTTTACTGCATCAGCAGAAACTATCTCTGGTAACTCAACACTTAGTTCTGGACTAACAGCCTGTAGAGTTTCTTCAGCTACGTTCTCTACACCTTGCTTAACTTTATCAACTGCGCCTTTAAGTAGAGTAGTGCCGCCAGCCATTAACACAGAGTTAAGAATAGCATCTTTAT